TTTTGGTTTTCTAGAACTTTTCTTTGCTTTTGGTTTTCTAGAACTTTTCTTAGCTGGCTTTTTCTTGCTTTTCTTAGCTGGCTTTTTCTTGCTTTTCTTAGCTGGCTCTTGTCGCGCTTCGATTCGATCTTCCATAAGTGCCGCTGGCATAGCCCCTTCAAAACCCGCTGCAATGATTTCTCCCGAGCGAGCCTTCACCCAACGATGAGTACCGTTTTTATTCGCTTTGACAATATACAAATTGCCATCATTTCCCCCCATAATAGATCCTTCCGCACAGGCAGCTGCCGAGTGCGGTGGACTTTTGCGTTCACAATATCTTTTCCTTTTGGATGGAGATAAGTCGCCACCTGTACATAGATTTACATCACACATTGTTATTTTTTGTTAAAAGAAACAAAAAAAATAATTTAAACGTTTGAGAAATTTATTTTTATTGAATAAAAATGGCTTGGTTTAATGTTCCTGGGCAATTTTGTCCTATAGCTTTAGGCAATGTTTCTTGCGAAACAAACTATGATTGCTCTCAAAAATTACAAACAATGAGTTTACAAAACAGTTCGTGCTCTCAACTGACAGGGCCAACAACTGGTTTGGGCTGGACAGACGCTGGAGCTGTATGGAATTCTTCGGCGGGAAATGTTAAGTGTGATCCATTTCGCAAAGTATGTACAGTTGAAAATTTTGAAGTAACTAAAAATAAAGATTTTTGGGCTTATACTTCTATTGTATTAGCTGTAGCAATAATCTCCATATTGCTTATATTGTTTTTTACACACAAATGCGATGTAAATGAAATAGTAAATTGCATAGCTTCTGAGTACAAGATCTCGAAGTTACGGTAAGTTAAAAAGAGTTTTGAATTTTTTATGAGAAATGATAAAAAATTTCATTGAAAATTAAACTTTTTGAAAATATACATCGGTGCGTAACACATACTTTTCACCCCTGGACACTTCCGATCCTTCATGTAATGGGGACAATGGATGTCGATCATGAAAGAATAAAAGAGCACTGCCTGTTTTAGGACGAACCGAATCAACACATTTTGAACCCTTATAAAAGTTTGTTTCTCCTCCTTTGCACCCATCAGATAAATAAATGATAAGTGTCATCAGAGACTGATTATGCCCACCGTCATAATGTTTTCGGAAAAATTGCCCCGCCGTGTATTTTAAAATTCTAAGACGTGGGTTAAGTCCAACAGGTTCATATTCATTTCTTCCGATAGACGTGAAATTTAGATGAGGCTTCAGGCGTTCCCACAATATGCTTAAATCCAGTACTTCTAGCAAAATTCTTCCACAACATCTTTCCTGTCTACGAACAACTAATTTGCCATTTCCCAAATTAAGAGCTGCTTCTGTGAAACCCATACTTTTGGAATTTGTAACAATTTTTTCACACTCTTCGAGAGAAAGAATATTATGAAGGATAAATGCCCCTTTTGTAGATAGCTCTTCTTTACACGCATTTGCTGTTATTTTACTTTTTTGCTCTAAAAGATCTTTTGAAGACCAAATTTGATTCCCGGATGTATCTGTTCTACTTGACAAAGTATTCATAGTATTTAATCTATAATTTATTTTGTTTAAGGTAAGAAGTTATAATCATTTTATTATAACTTAAATTTCAACCATGTTTTCAAAAACACCGGTAACTACTTGGTGAGCTACTAATACAACTGGTCGACAACTGTGATATTTGTGAATAGTATCAACGATTAAATTTGTTAACTCTTGATCTAAATTGCTTGTTGACTCGTCTAACATTATAAAAGGGGCGTTAAATTTTTCAGCTAGCGCCAAAGTAAAAGCAAGAACTACCCTTTGAAGTTCTCCGCCGCTCAAACTTTGATAATCAAATTCTTGACCCTTGTAAGAAAAAGTGATGTGTATTTCGGGTTTAGTTTGTTTTTTAGTTTTTGTAGTTTTGAATCTTGAAATATTTATTGATATTGGATCATGAGGGAAAAAATCGTCTAAATATAACTGCACGGCATTTTGCAAAGACCAAACAAAGGTTTCTAAACACTTACTTTCCGCTTCTTTGATTTTTGTTCGCAACTTTTCAGAACTCGCGGAAAAATCTTTCTGCGTGGTTTCATCCAGTGTTAAATCTTTCAGTTGATCATCTAACGAATTCATTATTTGTTTACTTTTCTGATAAGCAAAGTATTTTTGAATTTTACCATGTATCTTTTGAATCTTTTGAATAGACTGCTGTATCTTTTCTTCTTTCTCAGTTAACTCTGAAATCTTTTTCTCTATGTCTTCAGAACTTTCTAGTATCTCAAGACTCTGTATTTTTGTTTTAAGATTTTTGATAGTTGCATTCACCTTGTTCAAAGACTTTGTATGCACTTCGTATTCTTGCTGTTTCAAAAGCAATTTCCTGAGATTTTGCTGCATAATTTCTATATCATTATGCAAAACAGTTTCGTCATCGAGATCAACTTCTTTTTCAAGATTTGATATAGTTTCTCGTGCTTTCTCGATGTTATAGGTAAACCTAGAAACCGTTGAAGAAAAGATTTGGGAATTTATTTTTGTCCATAACTTGTCTCCTTCTTTTTCGGACTTCTTGTTATCGCTAATATATTGTTGCCAATTATCCCTCTCCTGTTGCATAGTACTAATAGAATCATCTGTTGATATTTTAATACCTTTTATTTGTTTTTTCAAAGTTAATACTTCATCTTTCTGCACTTCTACTTTTACTAATTTTTTACGTTTGAAACGCATTTCTGCCAAAGTGTCGGCTAAAATTTTTTGATTCCTAAGAATTTCGTTCTTGGACATCACACTCTGATCTTCCACGTTTAGTTTAACTATTTTGGATTTACTAAATCTTAATTTTTTATCGCAATAAGGACATACATGTACATGAGATGAATCTACAGCATCTCTAACTAAATTAGAAAGAGTTTCGTGAGTTTTTTCTAAGCCAGTACATTCTTTGCGTAATTTTTTAAGCTGAGTAGTTGGATCTAAAATTTCAAGCCTTTTAAGCTTTTTGGTAATTTCATCTTTCTGTCGGCATTTTTCGATATTTTGTTCTATATCCAGAATTTCCTGTCTAGCTTCTTCTTCTGAACCTTCAGACCATAAATCTGATAATACTTCAGCCAAATCGTCGCGTAATTTTTTAAGCTCTTCCTCTTTTATAGACTGTAGTTCAGATTCCATCTTGTTTAACGAAATCTTTTCTTTGCTTAATATTGCGTGTTTTTCGACAATGCTTATTTTTTGTTTTAATTCCGATATTTCAGAACTATGATCTAAGAAATTATTTGTCTTTAATTGTTTTAAGGTTACTTCTGAATCTTCTAGAGCTTCAAAATATGCTTTTTCTTTAGCTTCAGAGTCGATAGTTTCTTTTAATTTTTTTAACAATGCGGTCTTTTTACGAGAAAAAGATTGGTGATGTCTATTAAGCTTTTCTATCTTTGTCGAAAGTTTTCTTTCACATGTTTGTTGCGTTTCTTTCTTAGATAATTTAACGGGACATTTAACCACCTTTAGTTCTGGTAAATTCTCTAATTGATCAAACAACACTTGTATCTTTGAAGAAGTTTGCAAAAGCTTTTCGCTATTATCACGATGCAATTCATGTGCGGCAGTTTTAAGGGAAGTTATATCGTAACCCCTAAATGCTAATTCTTCCAAAAATATCAACTTTTCTCTTGGACTAAGTGTAACAAAACTACTAGATTTTCCACTTTGTTTTAAATATGCAACAGTTTCAAAAGTAGAAGTAAATTTTTTGTTAATTAAACCTTGAGCTGCTTCATCTTCCAGTTTATCACCCCCTGGGATTTGAACTGTTAAAATATTTGGACGTTTACTTCTTGTAATACAAATTCCATCCACCAAAGTTAGGGATACACTGCATGATCTTTTCCCAGTTTGAACAATATTTTTACCTTTTCCTGTTATAGCGAAACAGATAGCTTCTAATATTGAACTTTTCCCTTTCCCAGATCTCCCGTGTATTAATGTCATACCTTCGGGAGATATATTCACGGTCTTTGAAGACCAACACTTAAAATTTTTGAGTTGTACCTCCATTTTAATAATATAATTTCATCGATATAAATTCAGTTCAAAAAAACAGCTCTTAAATTAAAATGAATGAATTTCAATATAGAAATCCAACGCCTCCATGGGTGCAAGTCAACCAATTTGATACCTATCTAGATACTTCGGTTAATAAATACACAGGTTTATACCCAGAAGAAATGATGGACACTGTTAAATATTTTCAAAGCTATCCTTCAAATGGAAAAACGATGAGTTTTAAACAATTTAGACCTGTTTCGGGATCTAGAGAAAAAGGGTTTCCCAAAGTATTATTATCACAGTCCGATTTTGCAAAAGGCACAGTGAGATTAAGACACCCAGCACATTACGTATTGTCTGAAGATATTGTATTTGATCCTAATCCTAATGATAACTGGATGCCTACAAAAGCTCAAACAACGGGTCCAAACGCTCCGTATCCGGTAGCTCCCTACGGAGGATACCATTTAGGATTTTTTGCTGCCATCACTGTAGAAGGAGAGAACATTTTTCTGGACCTTAACGGAAAAACAATCAGACAATCTTTGGTTTTCAGTGTACAACAGCGATTTTACGCCAATATAGAATTGGCTAGCACACCTTTTATTCCTTCTCAAGGTCCTGCTAATTTCGGAGATTATATTTCTTCCGCTAAAAATTGCTTAATAGCCAACGGAACTTTAGGAGCATCTTCTCATCACGGTATACACGGTAACAGTATGAAAAATGTGATAATGCAAAATCTTATCATAGAACAATTCGAGGTTGCCGGTATAGCATTAAATGGGGGTGAATTTTGTTTAGTTAGAAATGTACAGATATGCAACATGGCAAACGATATTTCTGTTTTGTCTACATATTCTTCCGCTAGATTTATGGAACCGGTTATTTCAGAAATAGTGAAAGAAAACCCAGAAGCGACTTTGGATTTCGCTGATGGAGCTAAGACCGGTCAACAAATTTTAGATAATCTTAAAGATGAGATGCAAAAAGTATTAGTGGCTACACAACAACAAAAAGAAGTTCCGGATGGGATATTCAAAAACAAAACCGGTTTGTATGATGGTGGTGGATATGGAATAGTGCTAAACTCCAGAGGAATTGTGGTAAATGGATTCAAGAAAAACAGAGAAGGAGCTGTGGGTAATGAAAATAATATAGTTCATGACGTTTGCATTGAAAATTGCGAAACCGGGCAAGGAGAAATAGTAGGAATTAGTGTTCCCACCGATGTATCTAAGCCTGGCGCGTACGGGAAAAAAGTTCAAGTAGGAATGGCTGGAGATGTTTTTCAAATAGATGTAGTTACAGAAAATCAAAAATATGTTGGTAATGTTTTGTCGGATGCCAAACTTTTTCTAGCTAAATTTGGCGTAGGCAGTCAAAGAGGTACTGTGAATATTACAAATTCTATAATTAACTGGGCTCTTAGTCGCGAGGCAAATTTACACCAAGTTTTAAAAGATAACGATTTGTATTTTGTTTCTGGAGGGGACTCTATGGCACATGTAATGAAGGGATTTATCGGTGTATTTATATCCGCGGGCAAAAACATATATGTGGGAGAAACAAAAGTTAAAAACCTCGCAAATCAAGCAAATGCGGGTGTAGTAAACGTTGAAGCTACAGAAGATACCCCAGAAGTGAGACCACTTGAAGTTACGTATGATGGAGCAGCTACTCGAGGTTTTGCGGTTACCGGAACAGAAACCGTAGTTTTAAGAAATTGTAAGATCAGTAAACTATATTCACATTGTGGGATTAGTCACGGGATTGATTTTCTAAACACCAATAGTAATGTTAGATGCACTGAAAATGTAAGAATTGGAAATGTTAGGTCTTGTAACGTGTCAGATCAAGCAGCCGCGCCTAATCCACAAAATGCTAAAGCCGTTTTTGTTGGTATAAGTTCCGACACATCTGGTTTAATTTAATATTGTTACAACTACATGTAATAATATTAGTTTTTTGAGCTCCATAAATGTACATTGGGTAAATTATGCGAATTGATCACATCGAAAGCAAATTTTTCCGTGTATCTAGAACTTAAATGAATGATTACAAACATAGTTTGTGGATTTTTTGCTATGTAAGGCAATAATTGCAACCAATGAATATGACCACGCTCAGTGGCCTTTGCGGGTGATACATCTTGTGTAAGCACGGTGCATTCTACAAAAATAACAGGAGAAAGAAATAAATTTTGGTTTTTGAAAATTTCGATAGTCGTATCACCTAAGAATGTAAACTTAATTTGTGAAACTTTTTCGGTAATTTTCTCCCCAGAAAGACGCAAATCTCTAATTTCAGCTGTCGTTAAACCTTGATATTCTTTCTTCAACTTACTTTTAATCTCTGAAATCTGATATCCAACACACTCCACTGTGTGATAACATTTGATAACGTCGATTTGCAAATTTTTATGTGTGATAATATCCCCGGGTTCGACCCCAACTGTATTAATCTGATCTTCCGATAGCAAATCAACACAATCATTTAATGACTGCGAAGCTCTGCAAAAAAGTTTGAGGGGAGCTTCCATAGATTTGGGACAATAAACTGTCGTGGAATTTTTATCTTTGTGTCTATTCATAGCAACCTTCGGGATGTTAAAAGTGTGATCCGCATGCGAGTGAGTTAACAATATTTTTTGCATCTTT